GATAAATAATGGCAACAGGAAAATACGCAAAAGCAATATCAGATAGATCAGGATTAGAGTTTCCATACAACGAAATGGTTAGAGAATGGAATGGTTCTCTTGTTCACACATCAGAGTTTGAACATAAACACCCACAATTAGAATTAAGTGCGCACCCTGGTGATGTACAAGGATTAACAAATGCTAGACCAGACAGAGTAGAAAATGCTGTTGCAACAATATTAAAACCAAACCCTTTTGAAACTATTGCAGCTTCATCAGGTATTATAAACGTATCAGAACAATCACACGGTAGATCAACAGGAGATACTGTAAGATTCAGAGGATCACCATCTGTCGCTGGGACTTTTGCAAACCCAGCTTCTTTTGATGGTATCACTGGATCTAATGTAGCAAAATCTGCAGGGTATTCTATCACTGTTGGTAAAAGAGATTCTAGTGGTAACATTACAAACACAACAGATTTCTATCACTTTACTGTGGACACAGATACTGCTACAAGTGGTAGTGAATCAGGAGGAGGAGAGAATTGCTCGGCAGGTCCGGCAACTCTAACAGCATAATGGCAGGATTAAGTGCATCAGGATTAATAACACAAATAAGAAGCTACACAGAGGTAGATAGCACTGTATTGTCAGATTCAGTTGTAGAAAATATTATCTTAAACGCACAATACAGAATTTTTAGAGATATACCTTTAGATGCAGATAGAAAAACATCTACAGGTAATTTTACATCTGGAACAAATTCTGTAACTGTTCCTGCAGGAGCTTTATTTATAAGAGCAGTGCAAGTATATACTGCAACTGGATCTACTTATACGGGTGCCAATACATACTTAGAAAAAAAAGATTTAACATATTTAGAAGAATATATTTCAGCATCCACATCTACTGGAACACCAAAATACTATGCTATGTTGGACACAGGAGCAACTGGAGAAAGTTCGTCAAACTCTGGATCTATAGTTGTATCACCAACACCAGGTAGTACTTTTGCATACAAAATACATTATAATGCAATACCAGCATTATTAGAAAATAATGATACTAATTATATTAGTATGAATTTTTCAAATGGTCTGCTATATTGCTGCCTATCAGAGGCTTATTCTTTTTTAAAAGGACCAATGGATATGTTACAACTTTACGAAAAAAAATATCAAGAAGCAGTGCAGACATTTGCTGCAGAACAATTAGGAAGACGAAGAAGGGATGATTACACAGACGGTACTCTTAGAATACCAGTGAAATCAGGACCACAATAGGATAAATTATGGCATCAACATTTTCAGATCTTGGTATAGAACTAATGGCAACCGGCGAAAATGCCGGTACATGGGGAACAAAAACTAATACCAATTTACAAATAGTAGAAAAAGCAATCGGTGGTTATGTAGAACAAGCAGTAACTAGTGGCGGCACAACGCAACTAACTATTACGGATGGAGATGCAACAGAATCAACATCCGTTGCAAGACACGCTGTTATAAAATTAACAGGTACAATATCAGGTAATTCTATCGTAACTGTGCCAGACTCAATAGAAAAAGTTTACATTGTAACTAATGGAACATCTGGCGCATACACAGTTCAATTTAAAACAGCATCAGGAACTGGTATTACTTTTGGTGTATCAGAAAAAACTACAAGATTAGTTTATTCAGATGGAACAAATATTGTTGATGCAGGATTTAGTGGTGCATCTGACATGGAAGGTAGAGAATTAATTTTAGATGCTGATGGTGATACAAGTATTACAGCCGACACAGATGATCAAATAGATATTAAGATTGCTGGTGCAGATGATTTTCAATTTACAGCAAATACTTTTACTGCACAATCAGGTAGTAGTATTGTTGTACCAGAAGGTGGACTTACCTTTGGAAGCACAGCGATTACTTCAACTGCAGCAGAACTTAATTTATTAGACGGAGTATCAGGATTAGTACAAGCAGATTTGACTAAACTTGCAGCTGTTGATTCAACTGCAGCAGAATTAAACATAGTTGACGGTGGAACGTCAGCTACATCTACAACAGTGGCTGACGCAGATAGAGTTGTATTAAATGACAATGGCACTATGGTACAAGTTGCAGTTACAGATTTAGCTGCATACTTTGATGATGAGATTACAGCAATGCCTAATCTTACATCTGTTGGCACACTTACAACTTTAACAGTTGATAATATAATTATAAATGGAACTAATATAGGTCATACATCTGATACAGATGCTATAGCTATTGCTTCTGACGGTAATGTAACAGTATCACAAAATTTAACTGTAACTGGAGATCTTACAGTATCTGGTGATGATATTACCATGGGCACAAATACTTCAGGTAATATTTTAGTTGCAGATGGTACAAATTTTAATTCTATAGCAGTAGGATCATTATCAGAAATATCTACAGTCGCTAACGATGATGTATTTTTAGCAGTCGATACTTCAGGTGGTGGTCTTAAAAAAATTGCAAGGTCAGCTGTTGTATCTGGACTTGCTTCATCATCAGCTATATCAAATGTTGTAGAAGATACAACTCCACAATTAGGTGGTAACTTAGATACCAACTCTGCAAATATTTTAATAGACGATGCACACTTTATTGCAGATGAAAACGGTAATGAACAAATAATATTTCAAACAACAAGTTCAGCAGTCAATCAATTTGATGTAACAAATGCTGCAACAGGTAATGCACCAAAACTATCAGCAACTGGTGGTGATTCTAATATTGATTTAGAAATTGAAGCAAAAGGAACAGGCCATGTAACTGTTAGAGGTAATACAAATGCAGGTGCTATACAATTTAATTGTGAGTCTAATTCTCACGGCCAAATATTAAAATCTCAACCACACTCAGCAGCTGTTACAAATGTCATGTTGTTACCAGATGGTGCTGATTCAACTTTAGTATCTCTTGTTGCAACACAAACTTTAACGAATAAAACTTTAACAACACCTGTAATCGCAGAAATAGATTCTAGTGCTGATATTACTTTAGATGCAACTAATGATGTTAATATACCAGCTAATGTTGGTTTAACATTTGGTGATGATGGAGAAAAAATTGAAGGTGACGGCACTGATTTAACAATAGCATCGAGTGCTAAATTAAATTTAACAGCTACATCAGATGTGCATATTCCAAATAATGTTGGTATTGTATTTGGTGGAGACTCTGAAAAAATTGAGGGTGATGGAACTGACTTAACTATTAGTGCAAATAATCTAACGGTTGATGCTGCAGCTGATATTATACTAGATGCAGCTGGTAATAATGTAACATTTAAATCTGGCGGAACTTCAATTCTTGATATTAGTAATAGTTCAAGTGATGCAGTAATTACTGCAAGTGTTCAAGATAAAGATATTATATTTAAAGGTGATGATAATGGTTCTGCTATTACAGCTTTAACTTTAGATATGTCAGATGCTGGATCTGCTGCATTTAATGACAAAGTTACAATAGGTGATGGTAAATTAGTTTTAAACTCAACAGCAGTAACATCTACAGCAGCAGAACTTAATTTGCTTGACGGTGTTTCTGGACTGGTGCAAGCAGACTTAACCAAATTAGCAGCTGTAGATTCTACAGCAGCAGAGCTTAATATTGTAGATGGTGGAACATCGGCTACCTCTACAACTTTGGTGGATGCAGATAGATTTGTGGTTAATGACAATGGCACCATGGTTCAAGTAGCAGCTTCAGATTTAACAACATATATCAATTCTAACGCTAATTTTGCATCGGTTGGAAAAGCTATTGCAATGGCAATCGTATTCGGATAAAAGGAGAATAATATGGCAACACCAAATATAGTAAACGTAGCAACAATTAATGCTAAAAATGCAACAGGAGCAGTAACTACTTCAAGAGCAGTTGCAGTCGATGTATCTGCTGATAAAGTTGCAAAGATAAATACAATACTTATTGCTAACATTGATGGAACGAATGCAGCAGACATAACAATAGAAGTTAGTGTCGATAACGGTTCTAATTATGTTAAAATTGCAAGCACAATTTCTGTTCCAGCAGATGCAACACTAAGTTTTTTAGAAAATCCAATCTATTTAGACGAAACAGATCAATTAGCTGTTACAGCAAGCGCTAACAGTGATTTAACTTATTTCATATCGTATGAAGAACTAGACGACGCGTAGGAGGTTTAAATTATGGCGGGCAGAAATGGCGGTATAATTGGACCAAACAAAGTAGTATGTTCACCATCTACTAAAATACATACATTTACAGCAGACGGAACTTTTCAAAAGAAAAATTGTACATCAACAATACCAGAAGTAATGGTAGTTGCTGGTGGTGGTGCTGGATCAGGTGGAGATAGTGCTAGAGCAGCTGGTGGCGGAGGCGGTGCTGGTGGTTATAGAACAGGCACTTGTGTTGGAATGCCTAACACACCAACTGCAATTACAGTTGGCGGTGGTGGAACAGGTGATCCTAATGGAGTAGGAACAAGTGGTGGTAATTCAATAATAGCATGTGTAATGACATCAACAGGTGGTGGTTTTGGCTATGGTGGTAATTCACCTGGTGTTAGTAAAGCTGCAGACGGAGGTTCAGGTGGTGGTGGAGATTATAGTGGTAATCCAACAAAAGGTGCTGGTAACACACCCCCTACTAGTCCACCTCAAGGTAATCCTGGTGGTATTGGTGTTCCTGCGTCTGGCGGAGAATTTACTTATCCTGCTGGAGGAGGAGGTGGCTCTGGCGCAACTGGAGGGGATGGCCCTGCACCTGGTGGTGGAGGTGGGAATGGTGGAAATGGAACAGCAAATGATATTACAGGAAGTTCAGTAACTTATGCTGGAGGAGGAGGTGGTGGTACAAGTAGAGCAGATAATGACACCCACCCTAATTCAGACCCTACAGGGACTGCAGGAACAGGCGGTTCAGGTGGTGGAGGTAATGGTTCACAAGGTGGAACTGGATCAGGTTCTGTTGCAGGAACAGCTAACACTGGCGGTGGCGGTGGTGGAGGTTCTGCAGGTAATCAATCAAGTCCACTTAATTC